AAGCTGGGATGCGTGGTTCCGATTCAGCTCGTTTTCACTTTTCTTACATTCAATGAGTATGATTGGTTGGCCGTCTTTCAGGATGGCGTAATCTACTTTTTCACCTCTTTTGAGTCCAACATCTGCAGTCAGCTCGGGTGTAACTTCTGTCGGGTTGAAGACATCGTATCCCAGTATTTTTATGAAAGGCATGATCAATGCATTCTTTGTGGCTTCTTCGGTCTGGAGGGAGTCTTTTACTTTTCTTATGCGTGAGGCCAGTTCTTTGAGTTGATCGATCATGTCCATGTTTTCTCCTTATCCAGTAAAAATTACCCGCAGACTTTATGCGTCTGTGGTACAGGAGGTTTTAACGGAAGATATCTGCGAGGCTTGAGGCTATTTTAGTGTTGTGGTGAATAATGATCGTGGTGGGAGGGGCTGAAACTCCATTACTTTGCTTTCCTTTTGAGCAGTTCCGTCAGAAGCTCGTCGTTCTGCTGTTTCTTTTCCTGAAGTTCTCGGATCAGTGCATCCTGCTGACTGTCAGTTAATCCTTCAAATAGCCCCAGTAATACTTTCTGACGGGGAGTGATTTCATCAGCTGGTTCAGCATCAATATCAATAGAGTTCTTTTTGAGCGAATATTTCGGTAGCTTCCCTTCTAATAGCCATTCAAGGTTGAACTGCGTTCTCGAGAACGCTAATAAAGGCTTAGGTCCGAGTTTAGTTTGTCCTGAGAACCATTGAGAGACAAGGCCCTCGGTCACGCCGCAAAATTTCGCCAATTCTCGTGGCGACTCAATTCCCAACTCCTGCATCACTTCATGCAGGCGCTCTCCTAGTGTTGTACTCATGTTTAGTAATCTAAAGGAATATTACTTTAGTGTGCTTGAAATCATTTCTTTAGTAAGCTAAAGTAGCGGAATGAATACTCAACAAATAATCAATCGGCTCGGAGGAACTTTGAAAACCGCTGCGTTATGTGATGTGACGCCTGGTGCGGTTTCGCAATGGATTCATACCGGTATCCCCAAAGCTCGTCTCATGTATCTGCGCTTGATCCGACCCGACATTTTCGTTGATGAGGATCACAAACCAGAGCCCGCCCAACAGGAACAGCCGTGAAACCAGTATCAGCGAGTGTGGGTGAAAGATCACGCAAGGCGTATTCATTAGCCTTGCAACGTCTTGCATCTGTTGGTCAGGCGAATGTTGCCGAGATGATCGGCACGTCAGAATCGACCATCTCTCGCTTCGTGAATACGGATCTGGAACGTTCCTGCCAGATATTAGCGGCACTGGGGCTAAAGGTAGTGCCTATTGAGCTTAGATGCTACGAGCCTCGCAAGATCGCCATCCTGATGGAGCTGGCGCGTGACCACTTAAACCAGCTTGAGACAGTTGAACAACTGTCTTTTGATGACTGACGGGGAAGGAAGAGTGAATGAGCTGGCACTTTTTGCAGGCGGGGGAGGAAGCATTCTGGCCGGGGTCATCTTTGGATGGCGCACCGTCTGCGCTGTTGAGATTGATCCCGGGGCGAGAAGAATCCTGCTCGACCGGCAACGTGATGGCATCCTCGATGAATTCCCGATCTGGGATGACGTTCGGACATTCAACGGTACCCGATGGCGCGGTCATGTCGATGTCGTCACCGGTGGTTTCCCGTGTCAGGACATCAGCGTATGCGGTAAAGGCGAAGGACTCGATGGTGAACGATCAGGGCTCTGGATGGAAATGGCCAGGATCATTCGCGAAGTTCGACCCCGCCTCGTCATCGTGGAAAACTCACCAGCGATCACTTCTCGCGGACTGGGGCGAGTTCTCGGAGATCTGGCCGAAATGGGGATGGATGCGAGATGGGGAATGTTCAGAGCTTCTACCATTGGAGCAGCCCATCACAGATGCAGATTTTACTTGGTTGCTTACTCCAACGGCTCAATCCTGGAAGGCATGGACCTTCCGCAACCCTCTATCACTGATCAGGCGAAATCACGCCGACGGCAATTTGCAAGAGCAATTGATGCGTCTTTACCAGCGAATGATTACTCCTCGATGCCAAGAAATCCTGATGATGTGGCCAGAGCAATGGACAGACTCAAAGCCACTGGCAATGGATGGGTTCCGGCAGTGGCTGCAAGAGCAGCGATGTCTCTGCTTCAATGATGGCGATGGCATAGGAAGTAATTGAATGAACATTATTACAGAAAAACTCATGGTGCACTTCCTTAACCGCAGTGGGCAGTGTGGATTCCCTTCTCTCCTTGATCCACATAGTCGGATGCCCACAACCATTAAACCCCATTGGTGGGGGTACTCAGCATTACTTATTTACAGTCTCTTGGCGGACGTCTCTTATGAGCTTTGACCGGTACGGTCTTTGGCCCACGAGGAGGCGTCTTGCAAGGACTACATGGTTTATTGGCCATGTTTTTTCCTTATTCAATCGACAGGGAAGGCCTGCCTCTCCGAAAGCCCAAATGACCTTCGCCACCGATCAAAGGTTTGTTGGGTTCAGGATTGAAAAGGGAACGCCGAGCATCCCCACCAATGGAGTTTTGCATTCACTCCATTCAATAGCGTTATCGACAAATAGATTCATTCCCTTTAGGGGGATGACAGCAATCCCTAAATTCTATTCAGGTTACAGTAGAACGGCCATGTGGAATAGAGCTTTAGTTTTCCCGATCTCCGGATGAATTCCCGAATCGATTTCAAGCAGATTGCTTATGCGGCCCTTTGCCGTGGTCATGCGCTGGTGCCGCAGTGGCTGCCGGGTGGTGAGGTGGCAGGGGCTGAGTATAAGTGCCTGAACCCTACGCGCTCGGATCATCGGAAAGGATCTTTCTCGATCAATCTTGTGTCCGGGGTATGGTCAGATTTTGCGACCGGGGATTCTGGCGCTGATCTGATCAGCCTGTATGCATATATCCATCATCTTTCGCAGCTGGATGCAGCCAAGGCAATCGCAGAGCAGCTGGGAATCACACTGGACCCTTCACCCGGTTTAGGAAAAGAAGAAAAGCCACCGGAAAAACCGGCCAGGAAACGTTCTGCCTGGGTGCCGGTGTTGCCGGTGCCGGGAGATGCACCGCCCGTTCCTGTGGCGCATCCGGTGCGCGGGAGATCTGATCGGCGATGGGATTATTTCGATCAGGATGGGCGGCTGCTGGGAGCGGTACACCGGTTCCAGACATCATCGGATGGCGGCAAGGAGATCCTGCCCTGTGTATTCGCGCAGCATGAATCAACCGGCAAGCGTGAATGGCGTTGGATGGCTTTCCCGGAGCCGCGGCCGCTGTATGGGCTGCGTGAGCTTGCTCGATACCCTGAGATGCCTGTTCTGCTGGTCGAGGGCGAGAAATGTACGGATGCAGGCAGGATTACGCTTGAGGGTAATTTCGTATCGGTAAGTTGGCCGGGCGGAAGTAAGGCGGTTGATAAGGTCGATTGGCTGCCGCTGGCTGGCAAGGTGATCTATGTCTGGCCGGATTGTGATGCGAAACGCGATGCAGCCGGCAATCTGCTGCCAGAGCATAAGCAGCCGGGGATGGCGGCGATGCTGCGGATACGAGATCTTCTGCTCAAGCTGAATCCTGCCACAAAATTTCATCTGGTGCAGATCCCAGCTCCCGGGGAGAAACCGGATGGCTGGGATATTGCGGATGCCATCGATGAGGGCATGAGTAAGGAAGCGCTGCTGTCTTTGATCCGATCTGCGGCTGAGGTAGTTGATCCGCCTGTTGAGGAAAATGCATCTCCCCCTCCCTCTGGTGAAGTGAATGAAAAACCGGCCAAACCCAAGCAATCCCCCAGAAAGGGCAAGGTTGAGAAGGAAGTTGACTGGAATAAATACAACCTCTTAAAGGATCATTTCGCGCTGATCTACGGCACAGATACTTGCTACGACTTGCGCCACGGGATGATTGTCAAGGTCAATCACTTGCGGCTGGCGTTTGGCTCGGATTACGTCAAGATGTGGCTGGGCTCTGATCGCCGGCGGATGATTATGCCGGAGCAGCTGGTATTTGATCCAGCGGGGAATTTGAGCGATGGAGATATCAATCTTTTCAATGGGCTGGATCTCTCCCCGCGTTCGGGAGATTGCCAGGACATTCTGGATTTGCTGGCGCATTTGTGCGCAGATTCGGCTGAATCTGAACAGGGTGTGGCGGATGTGATCGACTGGGTGCTGAAGTGGCTGGCGCTGCCGTTGCAGCGACCGGGTACCAAGATGCGTTCTGCGCTGGTGTTCCACGGGCCGCAAGGGGTGGGTAAGAATCTTTTCTTCGAGATTATGACCCGGATTTACGGCCGATATAGTCTGGTGGTGGGACAGGATCAGCTGGAAGACAAATTCAACGACTGGGCATCACAGAAGCTCTTCCTGATTGGGGATGAAGTGGTGGCCAGGCAGGAGCTATACCATCATAAAAATAAGCTGAAGGCCTTTATCACCGGGGAGACGATCCAGATCAATACCAAGATGATGCCGCTTCGGACGGAAGCTAATCATATCAACGTTGTTTTCCTTTCAAACGAGCAGCAGCCGTTGGCGTTGGAGGATGGTGATCGGCGCTATTTTGTGGTCTATACCCCGCCGTCGCGCAATGATGATTTGTATACGCGAGTGGCTGCCAGTTTTGAAAAGGGCAGTGTTGAGGCGTTTTATCGCTATCTGCTTGACTATGATCTAAGTGGATTTTCAGCGTTCAGTATTCCGATTATGACCACTGCAAAGATCGATCTCATTGAGCTAGGCCTCAAGCCGCCAGAGCGTTTTCTGCGGGAATGGCTGAAAGGTTATCTCCCTCTCCCGCTACAAGTATGTTCTGCCGGGCAGTTGTATCGTGCTTTTTTATGTTGGTGCAGATTGACTGGTGAGCGATATTTCCCCAATCAAGAGCAGTTTTCGAAGTCTTTGATCAAGAGTGTGGCGTTGATTGGATCCAGGATGCCAAACAAGGAACCACCTCTGAAGTACAAGGTAATCAAGCTCGACGACAATGTGAACGGGAAACGTGCTGCCAGAATGTGGATTCCGTCGGATTATCACCGTCCCGATGGTGTTACTGAAGGGGTATGGGCGAGTCATTCGGAATCTCTTTTTCAGGAGAAATTGGCTGATTTTATCGGTTCAAAGGAGGATACATGATGCTTTTGGCATTTTTTGATATTTGTAACCCGCGCAGTTACGTGGGTTACGCGGCGGTTACGCGTGAGTTACGCCGGAAACCCGCGTAGTTACGTGGGTTACGCCGAAATCCCCCACGCGCGCACATGAGTGTATTCATACATAAAGGTATAACTATACCCATCTATTAATATAAATTTAGTGCAAAGTAAAAAACACCGCGTAACCGCGTAACTCACGTAACTACGGGCATCTTAGGCGTAACCACCCGCGTAACTTATACGTTTTGGCGTAACTACTGGCTTTTATATAGATATCCTATTTTTTATAAAAAAACAGGGATGAGATGGATAAAAAAGAAGTGAGAAAGCTTTTTCCGAATTGTTGTGCAGTGGCAGATAAATACCGGGATGTGTTTGGAAAGGAGGTAAAGCTGGTTTACGTGGCAGAAGGTGGCAAGGAGATGGGGAAACGCAGTGAAGGAGTGGTAACGGCTTTTTCTGGCGATGTGAGCATAGTGAGAACTCAAGCAAAGGAGAAGTAGGTATGGCAAGGATAGAAATTGATATGAAAGAGATTGAGCGCCTTGCGAAAGAGTTTGATCAGGTTCGCAAGCAGCAGATTCCGTATGCACTGCGGTTGACAGCGAATAAGCTGGCTGAGAATACCAAGCTCCACATGGAAACGAAGCAGATACCCTCACTCGACCGGCCGACACGGTACGCGCTCAACATGATGCGAGTGGACTATGCCAAGAGTAATAAAAATCCGGTGGCAACCGTGAAGGTGAAGGATACGGCGACAGTTACCAAACGCGGGATGGTTGGGCCGGATCAGGTGCTTGGTCATCTTTTCACGGGTGGGCAGCGCCGGGGGAAAGGATTCGAGGGATTGATGCAGCAGGCGGGCATCCTGCCTAAGGGCATGTATGCCGTGCCAGGTGAAGGCGTAACACTGGATGCACACGGCAATATGCCTAGAGGGTTAATTATTCAACTGCTCGCGTATTTCAGGGTATTCCAGGAGTCAGGGTTTAGGGCGAACATGACTACCAAGAGCCGCGCTGCCTTCGAGCGGCGTCACAGGCGAAAAAATTACCAGAGTGCGCAGTCATTCAATTTCTTCCTGATACGGGTAGGCGACAAGAGCAGGCTGCATCCGGGCATCTGGTCGAGAGTAGCGTTCAGCGCAGGAAAGTCGATCAAGCCTATCCTGATGTTCGTCAACAAAACGGTGTACCGCAGGCATTTCGACTTGCCTTCGATCGCTGACATGATCATCGAGCGCGACCTGGAATTCGTTTTTAATCAATCGTTGAATCATGCCATTGCCACCTCATTTTGGCGTAGGTACTCCCGGAGGATCCCCTCCTGAAGGGTAATGAAAACCCCGTTATGGCGCTAGGGTGTGGTTCCGGGGCATGCTTAGGATATGATGTTGATTCTATTTGATTTATACATTTATGACCGCAGTTAAACAGATCAAATTCGCAAAGATGCTCGGGTTCAGCGATGTTGCTGTAACGCATCTGAAGAACGCCGGCAGGCTTGTATTTACAGAAGATGGTTTGGTTGATGTTGAAGCCAGCAAGAAGCGGATTGCAGAAACGGCTGATCCGCGTCGTGATGACGTTGTGCGCCGTAATGCAGCAAACCGTGGGAGTGATCCTGGCTTGACCAGCGAGACTCCTGCGAATATCAATTTCCAGGAATCGCGGGCGATGAAGGAGCACTACCTGGCATTGCAGGCGAAGGTTGACTATGAAACTCGGATGGGTGAGCTGGTCGAGCGTTCCACGGTAGAACGAGACTGGATGAACGTGGCGGTAATCTTGCGCACGTCGTTGGAAAGAATCCCTGACAGTATGGCGGCCGTGATTGCGGGGGAAACTGACATCGAGCGAGTACACGCCATGCTGACCGAGCAAATCGAACAAGCGCTGAAGCAGGCAGCTGATCACATCAACAGAATGCAATGATCCAATACACGCGAACCTTTGCACGCGGAATCTACCCGCGAAAAAAACTGACAGTCTCGCAATGGGCAGATGCAAATCGGATCCTGTCCAGCAAATCATCCAGCGAGCCGGGTAACTGGCGCACATCGCGCGTGCCCTACACTCGGGAAGTCATGGATAGCCTCTCCGCGTCCAGCCATGTGCAAAGGATCGTGCTGCAGTTCTCTGCTCAAAGTTCAAAAACGGAGATCGCTTTGAACTGGTTGGGCTACATCATGGAACATGCCCCGGCGCCCACCCTGGTCGTTGTGCCTACGCTGGAAGTGCGCAAACGCTGGGTAAAGCAGAGACTTAATCCGATGTTGACAGAAACCCATGCTCTGGCAGAAATCTTCGATGCAAAGCGCTCCAGGGACTCCAGCAATGCGGAAGACATCAAAGACTTCCCAGGTGGTGTCATGGTCATTGGTGGCGCGAACAGTCCGGCCTCCCTGTCATCCATGCCGATCCGGTATGTCGTCTGCGATGAAGTAGATCGTTTCCCCTGGGAAGCCGGCTCAGAAGGTGATCCACTCGGACTGATCGATGAACGTACCAAGACCTTTCCGCGCAGGAAGGTGCTGCTGGTATCAACGCCAACCATCAAGGATTCCAGCCGGATCGAATCCGAATACCTCAGTTCGGATCAGCGCCGGTACCACGTGCCTTGCCCGCATTGCGATGAGCTGCAAACGCTCAAATGGTCCAACCTGAAATGGGATGATGCTGTCGAGCGTGCCTGGTACATCTGCGAACACTGCGGCGCAGAATTCGACGAAAGCCATAAAACATGGATGCTGGAACGTGGAGAGTGGATCCCGGCTCATCCCAATCGCCCGGTGCGCGGCTATGCCATCAATGGCCTGTACTCCTCCAATGGCCTTGGGTTCAAATGGATTGAAATCGTTCGGCAATGGCTGGATGCGCAAGGGGATCAAACCAAGCTGAAACGCTTCATCAACACCACTCTGGGAGAAGTCTGGGAAGATCAGTCTTCCAAGATCAGCGCAAGCGACATGCTGCAGCGCGTTGAAAACATCTCGCAACGGACAATTCCGGAGGGCTGTCTTGCGCTGACAGCCGGTGTGGATACCCAGGATCAATGGCTCGCAGTCAAGCTGCTTGGCTGGGGTGACGGCCGTCTGTGGATCATCGAATGGCACACCATCCATGGCGATACCACCAGGAACGAAACGTGGGACAAACTGGAATCCTGGTTGAATACATCGCTGATCAACCAGTGCGGCTACCCCATGCAGATCGATGCCTGTGCGATCGACGTACGCGGACACCGTGGCGAACAAGTGAAGAAGTTCGTCGCCCGCAGAACGCTCAGGGTGCCCGTCTTCGCCGTACAGGGCGCTACCACCCGAATGGGCAGAGCTATATCATCCACCCCATCCTATCCGGAAAAAACGCTCCGTGGCTCCATCATCCGCAATGGCCATGCCCTCTGGAACATCGGTACAGAATACTGCAAGGATTATATTTACGCCACGATCGCCAGTGATGGCAACCTGCCGGCGGATGAACGAATCATCCACTTCCCGCAAGGGTTGGATGAATCCTACTTCGATGGCCTGCTTTCTGAAACATTCGATCCGGGATTGAATCGCTACGTCAAGAAGAAGGGCGTGAAATACCTGCGGAATGAGCCGATTGATACGGTGTGCTATGCATGGGCAATCGGCCATCACAAGCAAGTCAAAATCGGCATGAACACGAGGGGAGATCCGAATCCGCAATACTGGGAACGCAGAAGAACGATCTACGAACAACCTGGCTTGTTCACGTTTGGCGGTGGCAGCGGTGCCGGGAAACCGGACAATCCGCCTGATGTACCGCCGCCATCGGCTCCCGGCAAGATCACACTGGGCGGCCAGTGGGGGCGTGGTTGAGGCATGGCATGGACATCGTGGAAGATATGATCTCTCGGGTGATGGATGTCCTGAACATCCGCTCAGGCAGCGAACCGGCCGCCAGACTGAACGAAGTGGAACAGCAGATCCGGCAGGCATGGGGCGGAACAGAACCTTACATTCTCAGATGTCGCCGCCGGGACAAAATGAGAGAACAGGCGCTGCAGACGCTGGCCAAAGGGCTACCGTTGAAGGAAGTGGTCAGAAAAACCGGCATTAGCCGGGCGCAGGTCTACCGCCTGCTTAAATTGAAAAAATAGTCTCATTTCCCCCTGAAAATGAGACAAAAAACAGAGTAATGTCACCGCAACCGTAATCGACGATCAGGAGGAATCATGGCAGCAATCACGTTGGAGCAGGCGCAAGCCCAACTTGCGAAATATATCGAAGCTGAAAGCAAGGTCCTGGAAGGGCAATCGTACATGATCGGCGGCAGGCAACTTACAAGAGTGAATATGATACATATACGGGATGGGATCAAATACTGGAGTGGTCTCGTCCAGGAGCTTTCTGCCCGGGCGAGTGGGCGTGGCCGTTCCAGAATCGTATCTCCAAACTGGTAAGCAATTGATGGATAAGACAAAACAGAACATTATAGACAGAGCCATTGGCATATTATCACCGCGCATGGCGCTTGAACGCATGAAATACCGCTCGGCCCTGGCATTTGCCGGCAGCTACAACGGCGGATCATCCCGCCGTGCTGCTCTGCGCAACTGGAACCCTTACGCGGGTGATGCCAACGAGGATACCATTCACGATTTGCCCGTTCTGCGTGCCCGTTCGCGTGACCTGGCGCGTAATGCCCCGATCGGCGGTGCTGCATTGAATACCCTGGTCACCAACGTCATCGGCACCGGGTTATCCATGCAATCCAACCCAGATGCCAAACTGCTGGGCATGGACGAACAAACCGCGAATGCGTGGAAGCGCAACGTCGAATCAGAATGGATGCTGTGGTGTGAGAGCACAGACTGCGATGCCGCCAGAATCAACACCTTCTACGGGCTGCAGGCACTGGCCCTACGCTCGATGCTGGAATCGGGCGATGTCATTGCCATCACCCCGGTCATCACCGGCCGCAACATCCCCTACACCCTGACCGTGCAACTGATCGAAGCGGACCGCCTCACCAACCGCAACCACGCACGGGACACCAGCAGCAAAATCGCCGGCATCACACTCGACAGCAATGGTGCGCCCATGCGATACGACATCACCCGGCAACACCCCGGTGCAGCGCGCCCCGGTCAGCTCGAATGGATCGAGATAGACGCCTGGGGCAAGAATGGCCGGCGCAATGTCATCCATCTGTTTGAGCGACGCCGGCCCGGGCAAGTGCGCGGCGTACCGTATCTCGCCCCGGTCATCGAACACCTTAAGCAGCTTTCCCGCTATTCGGAAGCCGAACTGCAGGCCGCCGTCATCTCCGCCGCCCTGGCCATCTTCATCAAGATGGATGCAGACGCCTTTCAAACTTTGTTTGATGGCCAAAGCGCAGACACATACATCCAGGGCGCATCCAGCTGGGATGGCAGCGTCAATACCGATCTGGACGGCCCAGGCAAGGCTGTCAATTTGCTGCCGGGCGAAAGCGTGGACGTGCCCAGCCTTGGCCGGCCCAATGCCAACTACGATCCTTTCTTCCTCTCGATGCTCAAGCAAATCGGGCCGGTACTGGAGATCCCGTTTGAAGTCTTGATCAAACACTTCTCCAGTTCCTATTCAGCCAGCCGTGCCGCCATGCTGGATTTCTGGCGCTTCGTGCGTGTGCGACGGGATTTTATGGCCACCTACTTCTGTGAACCGATCAAGGAACTATGGTTCGAGGAAGCCATCGCCTCCGGCCGCATCGCTGCCCCCGGGTTTTTCTCCGACCCAAGAATCAGACAGGCCTGGACGCGCGTCATCTGGATTGGAGACAGCCCCGGCAGCATTGATCCGGAGAAAGAAGTCAACGCGGCTGAAAAACGCATCCACCTGGGCATCAGCACACGGGAGAAAGAAAGCATCGCCTACGATGGCGGTGATTGGGAGGCGAATGTCACTCAGCTTGCCAAGGAACAGGTCATGCTGGAATCAGCCGGATTAGCGCAGGAAAAACAACCGTTTACGCCATCATTGCCGCAGCAGGGCTAGCGAAATAAAAATTGTCTCATTTCCCCCTAAAAATGAGACAAATAACTCTGTATGGTACGTCCATTCCCAACAGGATGGACGTATGCAACTTTCAGACATCATCACTGCCCCCTGGGCAATCATTCCTGAAAAACTGCTGGAAATTCAAGCAGTTTACGCTACGCATGTCCGCGGCGAGAAAGTAGACATCGCTGCGGTAGAAGCCCGTCTGGGCAAATCGCTGGAGCGTGATAATCAGGGTTATGTCATCCGCGATGGCGTGGCCGTCATCCTCATTCATGGCGTCATCGCCAAGCGCATGAACCTCATGATGGAGATCTCCGGCGGGGCGTCCAGCCAGCTGGCAGAGCGCGACATTCGTTCCGCGCTGGATGATGCCGGCGTCCGTTCCATCCTGCTGCATATCGATTCCCCCGGCGGCACGGTGGATGGCACGGAAACGCTGGCGGAACTCATCCATGAAGCAAGCAAAATAAAACCGGTGGTGGCGTTTGCGGATGGCCTCATGGCCAGTGCAGCTTACTGGATCGGATCGGCAGCCACTGAAGTCATCGCCGCATCCGCAACCACTCAGATCGGATCGATCGGCGTGGTGACCAGCCATACCGATATATCGAAGGCGCAAGATGCCGCCGGAATTAAAACTACTGAAATCAGCGCCGGGAAATACAAACGCATTGCCAGCCACTATGCCCCGCTATCGGCAGAAGGCGCTGAAATGCTGCAGTCGCAGGTGGATCAGCTTTACACCATCTTTGTGGATGCAGTCGCTGTCAATCGTGGTGTGCTGCCGGAAACCGTGCTGGAAGATATGGCCGATGGCCGTGTGTTTCTGGCGAAACAGGCAAAGAAACGCAACATGATCGACCGCGTCGCAAGTCTTGAAACAACCCTCTCACACATGGCAACAGGAGTTTGGCCAATGAAAAATGCAGAACAGACCACAGCACCCGTACCCGCTCAGCCGCAAGTGGCCGTAGCGGAAGACGTGCGCATGGATATTGATACTTTGAAACAGGATTACCCGGAAATCGCTGCTGCCCTTGTGCAGGAAGGCGCAGAAGCAGAGCGCGCCCGCATCCAGGCGTGTGAAGATGCCAGCCTTCCCGGGCATGAAGCACTGGTGGCCAGCATGAAATTCGATGGTAAATCCACCGGGCAGGATGTGGCCATGGCCATTATCCAGGCCGAGAAGAAAATCAGGGCAGATCATCTGGCTGATTTCAGGAGCAATGCACCGCAAACCGTCCCCCATGCCCCGGTACCGGCGCTTGAAGTGAGCGCAGCCGATAACACCAGCCTGCCTCTGGCAGATCGTGCCAAAACCGAATGGGATGCCAGCGAGGACGTGCGCAATGAATTCAAGTTGTTCGATACGTTCCTGGCTTACAAGCAAGTGGAAGAAAAGAACAAATCACGCTAATCAAATTTAAGGGGACAGAAACATGACAACACTTGCAGCAGGTCAACCGCGCGATTTTTACCAGGGTGATTTCCACGATTTTCCGGTGATTGCGACAGACATAATTTATCAAGGCGCCGCCGTTGGAGATAACGGCTCCGGCTATGCCCGCCCTCTGGTGGCCGGCGATCCATTCCGCGGCTTTGCAGATTACGAGGCAAATAACGCCGCCGGTGCAGCAGGGGATATTGTTGTCCGCTGCCGCACCCAGGGGCACATCAAGCTGGCAATTACCAGCCTTGCTATCACTGATGTCGGCAAGGATGTATACGCCTCTGATGACAACACCTTCACTCTAACGCAAGGCAGCAACACCCGCATCGGGCACGTTGTTGGATGGATCGCAACCGGATACGGGCTCGTCAAGTTCAACATTACCCGCGGAGTATTGGCTGAGCTGACCGACGGCTCAGGCGGGACTGCATCTGACACCATTGCAACCATCGCAGATGCACCTACCGCGAATGCAATTGCATCCCTTGCCGCAAAAGTAAACAGCCTGATTCGCCAGCTCGGGAACTGATTAACAGATATACAGGAGAAATAAATTATGCCATCCCCCATCATCACCGAGCGCAGCGTCATCGGCATGTTCTATGAACGCCTGCAGCAGAACACCGCCAGCTCATTCATCGACGCCATCGCTACCACGCCATTCGATTCCGACCAGGACAGCGAGAATTACGCATGGCTCGGCATGGTTCCGCAGATGACGGCAAAACGTGGCGAGAAGAAATTCTCACAGTTGCGTACCACTGAATGGGAAGTCAAAAATGTTGAATACCAGGGCGGTATCGCGTTGCCTAAAAAACACATCATTTACGACAAAACTACCCAGGTGCAGGCCCGTGTCAATGAACTGGCGGATAGAACCACTGCCCACTGGTGGAGTTTGATTGCACCGTTGATCGTCAATGCGGAATCTGCCGTTTGCTATGACGGCCAGTATTTCTTTGATACCGATCACAGCGAAGGGGATTCCGGTACACAGAGCAACGATATTACCTCTGCCGCTGCCACACCAGCCAACCCGACTGCAGCAGAAATGATCAAAGCCATCATGGCCAGCGTTGAAAAGATGATCGGCTACAAGGATGATCGCGGCGAATATGTGAATGAAAATCTCACAGAGTTTTATGTCGTTGTCGGAACCGGCCTGATGAAACATGCGCTGGAAGCACTGACACAGACCCGTGTGAGCGGTGGTGATAGCAACATACTGATCGAACAGGATTCCTTCCGTTTCCGTGTCGAAGCATCTCCGCGGCTCTCAAGCTGGACAACCAAGTTTGCCATTTTCTCAACACAAGGCACGCAGAAGCCAATCATCCGCCAGCAGCGCAAACCCAACAACGCCGCACCCGGTTACAGCGTGGATGGCATGCTGATGGAAACGCTGTGGCTGGATTCAGAGCATTGCAAGAAACATGACGAATGCCTGGTTTCGGTTGAAACGGAACGCGCTGCAGCTTATGGCGACTGGAAAAAAGCCTGCCTGGTCACCCTGTCCTGATGACAGCCATGGAACAGTACACCGCAACCCGGCCCATTACACTGCAGTTTGGCGTGCTCGGGCTGACAGCACAGCAGGCCACGGCAAGGGCACACAACCTGGACGAGCTGAACGATGGTCGATTCCGGATCGTGCAGCCGGTGCAGTTCAAGGCCGGCGAATTGTTTGGATACGATGGTGATTTGCCCAAGTCACTGGCAGCACGGATCGAAACGAAAGCACCCGCTTCTGCCAAAGCAAAAGCCAAACCGGCGGAAACCGGCAGCAAGGTCAGCGAGGGCGAATAATGGCGTTCGTAGAGGATTTGGGCGTATTCATCAATGACGACACCCCGGGCTATGTCAATGCTGTTGTCAATGGCGCGACCATCGTCGGGCTGTTCGATAACGCATACACCGGCATCGATCTGGTCGGGAGCAGTGACCCCACGCTGCTGTGCAAATCCTCGGACGTACCCGCCATCGCCGATGGCACGTCCGTCACCATCAACGGCACCGCCTACAAGGTAGCCGGTGCGCCAGAGCCGGATGGTCACGGCCTGGTGTTACTGCAACTGCGGAAATCATCCTGATGGCCCATATTCGTAAACAGTTGCGGGACAAGATCAAAGCGGTGGTACAGGGCGCAGGCATTACCACTTTCGTCAATCGGGACAAGCAGATCACACAAACTGAACTACCCTGCGCGGTGATTACCACCGATCTGGATACGGTTGATCCATTCATTGGTGGGAACCGATCCGGGTGCAGCCCACGCACCACACGGACAATTGATCTTGTCATCCGGGTATATGCCCAGGCAGAAACCGGCGTGGATGATGCGCTGGATGTGCAGTGCGCCAAAATCGAGAAAGCACTTGCTGCCACCCAGACGATCGCCCCGAGCTGGCCAGATTTGCAATCGACTGGAATCGATATTTTTGGGGAAGGGGAACAGCCGATCGGTATGGCGAAAATGAATTACAAGGTTGAATTTAAGAACATTTCCAACCCTGAGCAGATAATTTAGGAGATTAACAGCATGGATATGGTGATTGTTGGGCAAGGTCCGATCTACATTGGCGACTATGATCAGACTACTTACAAGGTAAAAAATGAGGTAGCGATTGGCTGCGGTAACCGCGTGCTGAGCCTTTCGCTGACGCGCGAGACGTCAGAAATCAAGGAATCCTGCTCTGGCAGCCGGCTGACCTTGATGGAATATGAAACCAGTAAGGAAGGCACCATCCGGCTGGAGATGCAAGAGTTTGATGAAAATATGCTGGCCATGGCGCTGTATGGTACTGCGGCAACTGTCTCTGGCAGCGCGGTCACGGGTGAAACTATGCCGACTATGGCCGTCAATGGTTTTTACCATACCAAATATCCGGACATCTCAGCTGTCACGATTAAGGATTCTGATAATGTCACCCCAGCCACACTGGTGCTGAATACTGATTATGAAATTTCGCATGCCAAATACGGCCGCATCAAGATATTGGATCTGGCTGCGTACACCCAGCCATTCAAGATCGATTACACCTATGCCGGCCATGAGAACATCAAGCCGTTTTCGATTTCCAATGCTATTAAAGCGATCCGGTTCGATGGCATTTCCACGGCAGACAATACCCGCGTGCGAGTGCTGCTGCCGCGCATCGCTTTCAGCCCGACGGATGAGTTTAATTTCCTCGGTGAAGAAGCTACTACCTTGGCGATCGAGGGCAAATTGCTGATGGCAAATACGCCGACCGCTGATCCGGTGCTGGGGCAGTTTGGCAATATCGAGATCCTGAAGGCTGCGTAACGCCAGATGAATATGGAAAACAATGTGTCTCACTCTGATCTGGACGATCTGATACCACCAGTGATCGAGGTATCCGTAGCCGGCGAGGTGATCGCAGTGACACCGATCAAAGTCAAAGAACTAACGGCATTTGCACAGGCGATCGCCCCTCTCCTGCAAGCATTGGGCGGAGGTGTTGGCCAGAATTGGGCAGATCTGAATATCTCCACGTTACTGATGAATCACACTGACACTGTGATTCGTGCGGTGGCAATTGGCATCCGGCGCGAGGTTGAGTTTGTAAATAACCTTGACATCGATGAGCTGATCAAGCTGGGGAATGCCGTGGTCGAGGTGAACGTGGATTTTTTTATCCAGAAGGTGCTGCCGGAGATCAAGCAGGGAGTCGGCCGCATCGTATCCATGGCAGAGCAGCACAATCATGCGGATGGGCAGAGCTCGATATAACCTTCCGGCAGGCTGGCCTCGGTAGCGTGCTGGAAATGACACTGGCGCAAGTCAGGCGTTATTCCCCAGCACTGACAAAACTGGAGCAGGAGCGCCTGAAGGCCATGGCGATTGCCACTCGCGCCGGGATGGCCGACGAGAAAGGCTGGAAAGCCTGGCTCAAGCATTTCTGATTTTCTGGAAAAAATAGCATGGCTCAAAGCAGTGAACTGAATATCAAGATCAGGGCTCTGGTCGATGGACTGAATGAAATTCGCGATCTTGGCAAAGGTCTGGACGATGTTGCCAAGACGGGCGCGCGTTCCGTCCCAGACAACACCTCCCGCCTGCGCGAAGGCATGCTCAAGACTCAATCGGTCGCCAAGGATCTGGTCAGGACATTGGCAGGGCTGTTCAGCCTGAGATCAATTACCGGGTTTGCGCGCAGCAGCGTACAAGAGTTTGCCAAGGCAGAATCTGCTTTTCGCGGGCTGGAGTCGGTGGCCAACTTCAGCGGTGTCGGTATTGGCCGCGCAATGCAGGAAGCCGGAAAACTGGCAGCGGATGGCCTGATCTCCACACAAGAAGCAAGCCAGGCATTACAGAACCTGCTGTCCCGTGGCTACAACATTGACGAGGCAGTTTCCACGCTCAACCGGCTGAAGGATGCTGCCGCGTTCAATCGCCAGTCGCACTTGACCATGGGAGAGGCCGTTGTTACTGCAACCGAGGGGCTGAAGAATGAGAATTCCACCCTGGTAGATAACGCCGGCGTCACTAAAAACGTTTCCATCTTGTGGAAAGAATACGCTGACGAGGTCGGCAAAAGCGTTAAGCAGCTGACCACGCAGGAGAAAATACAGGCAGAGGTCAACGGCATCATGCGCGAGACCGAAGCCCAGACCGGCAACGCCGCTAGAGCTGCTGAGGGCTTGCAAGGTCAACTCGCCCGTCTGAATACAGAGATGAAACAGGCAGAGGCCACCATGGGACAAGCTCTGGCGCCAGCTACCATTGCCCTGACCAAGGCCGGAACATTCCTCATCAAAGATTTTCTGACCCCTGCCATCCGTCTGACACAATCACTTGGCATTTATGCAGGTGAAGCAGCGCAAACCTTTGACGCATTCTGGGATTTACTCAAGACAGGGGATCTGAGCGCCTTTACCGCTCGACGCGAACAACTGCGAAGGCTAACTGTGGAAATGCTGGCCGATCTTGAAAAAGCATCTGCTGGCTTGAATTTTGAACCTGGCCCGGATAATGGACAGCGGCGTGGTACGGGTGATGGAACGCCTCCTCCATCCGGAGCTGGTAGTGGATCTGCTCGCGGTGCCATGAAGCGGGCAAACGATCTGGCACAGTTAAGAAAGCGCCTGGAAGATACCCTATTCCAGCAGGTTAAACGTCTGGAGGATGACCAGGCAAAACGCGAGATGGATAATGCTCGTGCTTTGTTCGAGAGCAAAGCCATTGATGCGGGCACTTATTATCAACAACTTACCCAGCTGCAAACAGATCTGACCAACCGGGAAATCGCAGAGCTGGAACGACAGAAGCAAGCCAGGCAGGCCATCATCTTCGCTCCCGGCACCGATGAGGCTGATCGCCTTAAGGCCATGGCCGAAGTGGTTGAGCTTACTACTAGCCAAACGCTTGCAGAACGTGCACTGAATGATCAGCGCGCCCAGGTCGCCAATGAGATTGATGCACTGAACAGCACCAAGCTGGCTGATCAGAAAGAATTCATCGACGATCTTCAGCGAGAGGTATTCCTGTCCGGCCTGTCAAACGATCAGCGCGAAACCGCCATGATGATGATGGAAGCGCAGAAACGCGGTATCGAGGACATCAACGGCCTGCTGGAGCTGCAAGGGAAGATACAGGCCAATAACGAACTACGCAGACAGGCAGAGGAAGCACTCAGACGGCAAGATCAGATCTTTGAGAGTGTCGCGCGTGGCGTGCACCAGTCTTTTGCAGATGGCCTTTACCGGGTGGCCAAAGGACAGGGCAACATCAATCAGATGCTGTCCGCTATTGGTGATACTTTCCTCAAGGCACTTACCAACAACCTGGCCGGCGGCCTCACAGAAACCTTCTTCAGTGTTTTCAAAAGCGGAGTAGGAGGTGGTGCAGGTGGTCAGGGCGGGCTGTTTTCCGATCTGTTCAACGGCCTGGGCGATCAGTTGAGTGGTTTTCTTGTTTCCCTCAAAAATGGTATTTCCAGCCTGTTTTCTTCGCTCGGTAGTCTGTTTTCCTCCGGCAGTGGTGGTTCCATGTTTGGCGGCCTGTTCCGTGCATTCGGCTTTGCAGAAGGTGGATACACCGGTCCCGGCGGCAAATATCAACCGGCGGGCGTGGTGCATGCCGGGGAGTATGTATTTTCTGCAGATGCGGTTCGCCGTCTGGGAGTACGTGCTCTGGATAATCTGCATGCACTTACAAAGGGCGCACCGGTATCAGCAAGGCCGCGCATGGGCTATGCTGAAGGCGGCATGGTTTCAGCAGCTCCTGTACTGACGACTGGACAATCTTCCTCCCCCACCAGCATGACGGTACAACTGCATCCCGACGCATTGCGTATCACCATGCGAGATTGGCTGGAAGGCGAACTGGCGCGCGTGGCAGTGGGGATTCGTTAAACATGGCTACCTTGACTGCTTACCCGGAACAGATCCGCGAAAATGCCTCGTGCATCGTGGTGTACCAGGGCAAGCCCAACCGGTCGGTCAGCTGGAATCTTACCGGCTCCGGTACCCTTTCCCCGTTCTCAAACAGAACCAATGAAACAGGCCTGGCTGGGGCTAAATACGTACCCGGCACCCCTGGAGATGCGATCACTATCGAGGTAACCGCCGGTGCTTGAGATACTCGCAGGCCCGTTTGATATCCTGACCCTTGATGCCGTTCCATTGTGGCAGGGGTCATCAGCTGATCCAGACAACTATTATTACGATGATGATGTCGGGCTGATTGTTTCCGCATCCAATTTAACCTCGAAAAAGACCTGGTTGGTTCAACTGGATGGGACGGCTACCGAATTGAGCTGGAACCACTACGGTAGCCTGCTTATCGACCTTGAGAAGAATCTGCCTGGTGTTTATCTGATTACCAATGACCCTTTTAATACCTCTATGTGGAGGTACGATAAACGCTCTGGTACTTATGGTGACAAGGAACTGGGGCCGGGAAGTTACGACTATCAGAGGGTACGATTAGGCGACCGGTTTATCGGTGCAGGCAGTTTCGGAAGCATGTATCGGGTTATCCGGCAATGGCCTCTGGACGGCAGTGGCGGCTCAGATGAATTTGTTTTTTCTGATCTTCCATCAAACATGGGTGGTAAACCGGCCTGGTCAATTACCAGGGACCCGGCTGTATTTGCCATCGCCTACCCAAACGGCACCATTGTTTACTATAACCACATCCTGAAACAGGGTACCTCTGAACGATCATTTATTGGCAGCAATCTTGGCGCATGGTATAGCCCGCGTTTTAACGTCTGGGTGAAACTGACACTCAATGCCCAACTGGAGATTTATGCCACCACGCCAAAACCTCACGCACTATTCAGTCCGTCCGGAACAACCCCAGCCAGGGGGCGTGTAACCACCTACACGGTGCAACTTACCGGAGATGCGGGTGAGCCATGCCAGAATGAATTGATTGACTGGTCATTGCAGCCGGGTGATCCGGGCGCGCTAGGGGATCTGCAATCCCGTACCGATTCCGCAGGGATTGCGGCAGTTGATTATATTGCTCCAGTGGTTAGCGCACTGGGCAATATCACTATCACGGCAGAGGTTAGATTCTGATGTTCCGGCAGGTTTATGAGAGCGAACCGCTTCCTTACATGACAGCCGCCCAGCTTGGCACGGATTCATATGCCGGGATCCTCAGTTACGCGACGTACAAACTGAAGACCAATCCGACCCTGTATGCGGAAGAGTTGCGGACTATTAAAGGGATATGTGTTGTAAGAGATCGGATTGCAACCTCTGATACCGTTATACGAGTGATTGCAGAGACAAATACCATTGTAGCCCCTGGGCCACGTAACTATTCTTTCGATGGAACATCCGGAAAATCACTGAATGATCCAGTTACAAACAGGACAACAATCCCATTCTTGGATGGTATCAGCATTGTTGATGTCATTACGGATGCGGATGGCGGGGCATGGGGTACTACTTTTTTCTCCTATGGGATGTCTTGGTGGCCGATGAATCCGAGAACTCAGGTGCTGGATCGTAGTGCGGGGACGAGAGTGGATGCGAGTACCTACGGCAAAACAAGCCTAAATGTCTTCACAATCGACAAGAAACATAACCTGCTGCTGGCCAAAGATACAGAATCTTCTTATATCGAGTTGTTTAATTTTACCACGGGTAAGCTGCTGGATATTCTGTACACGTCTGGTATCCCCGAGCAGATTATTCCTGAGGATGCCGGCCGTGCTTTTGTTTATTGCAAGAATAACATGCTGAATCTGATTGATTATGTCAACCGGCGCATCCTGTCCACATTCAAAGCACCCCTGCCGAGGTTTGTCAGTTCGGATGGATATCAGGATGGTAGTCAGCATTATGCCTATGACAGATTCTTCCGGAGACTGCTATCAATCCAGAAATTGCCGAACGATCCTATAGATGGGAGCTGTACATCTCGCGTCAAGGGTTGGTATCCCGTACCGCTGCCCGTCAGGCTGACCAAACCAATCCCGCTGCTACCACCGCGCGAGGGCAGGAACGTGCCCTGCCTGACCAGGCTAATCGGTGATGCCGGCGAGCCTGTTGGCGGTGTACATGTGCAGGGAGTGATGAATGGTGTGACAGCGTCTGTTTCGCCAGGCGTATCCGATAACAACGGCTATGCCATCCTGCATACCAAAGCCACCGCCTCGGGCGTGGCGACGCTTACCACCACAGCAGAGGTAGTCACGGTATGACCACGCTGACCAGCCAGACTACTTTCACCGTCGGGGAAGCATCCACCGAGACGACCTCTGTCAATATCACCATCCTGCCCGCGCTGACGGGGGGCACTACCGGCAAAGGGCGGCTGGTGCATCCGACACTGGGGACTTACGATTACGAACAATGCCCGGATGAATGGAGCAACATGGATGGCGACGCTATTATTGCCCCGATCTGGACCAGCAGCAAAACCCTGAATGGCGCATCCAATACCCTCACCATGGGCAACCTGCGGGATGTGGTAGTTGAGGAACGCTGGACAGGTGAAATTTCAGCTCCCCTGACCATGGTCAGGATGCTGGCTTCCTTTTGGCAGAACCCGCCCGATCCGGCCTTGGATTATGTCTACTGGTATCCGAATTATCTCAATGCCCACGGCTATAAAGTCATCATCACCGATCTTGAGCTGAACGGCACAGGGCTGAACTTTGACTTTATCTCGCGTCAAGGCGGCGTGACGGGTACGCTGGTGCTGCGCATGCGCATTGCCGGGAGGGTGTAATGGATACTGCCTGGCAGCCTATTGCACAGGATAGCGCCAAAGCAGCGAAGACCATCCTGCACCCGACGGCCACGCCGTTGCAAATGGTCAAGGAAACCCATACGGACAGCGTCGATATCAGCGAGTTTGTCACCCGTGCGGAGCATGGTATTTCCGAGGGTAGTGTTTCCCTGACCTGGCATCTGGAGCTATACGGCGCGCAACAACCGCTGCCCGGACAGATTGTGGAATTTCGTCTCAATAATCAGCAGCTTTGGTGGGGTGTCATCGAGGCACTCACCGATTACCGGTTGAGTTCAGGCGGGCGTTCCCTCACGCTTACACTGCGGTCCCGTGATGCTTCTGCTCTCTGGCGCAATACCCGCCGCGTGACGGATCTTTACCCGGTAGCCACCCCGCTGCATATCATCGCGGCCGACGTGGCACGTGCTGTCGGTCTACAAGCCGAAGAGATCAACCTGGGCATTACCTCGGCGGTCACGGTGCATTCCAACACGCAGCTGGCTGATCTGACCGCGTGGGAGATGCTGGAAAAGATTTATGAATCACTGGGGATGGAACCTTACTTCAACGCCCGTGGAGTACTGAAAATCATCAGCCGGGATGTATCACGGCAGGCGGATATCACCCTGACGCCAGAGCGGATTCTGTCTGTTTCCGCCGCCAAATCCCGGCCGCCATTGACTGCCGTGCGCATCAAGTGGCTGGACCCCCGCCTGAGCAAGGTGTCTCAGCAGGATCAGATGCTTGGCAATGCGACCATTACCGCCGGATTTTTCCAGATACGCCAGAAAGAAACCATACACTTTTCGGCTGACAGCAGCCAGAGAGCAGAAAATACCTATCTGGTCATCCGTCAGTCGGCCAATTCCGGTCTGGTGAAAGTCTGCGAAGAAAGCTATTCACAGAAAACCCAGACCAGCGGGGAGATCCTGCTCAAAACATCCGTGTGGGTACCTGCCCTGATGACCGCCAGTATTGGCGCAATCATCACCACGGCAGCCATCCCTGACGCCACCACTGGTGGACCGGGTGCAGGGCAGACTATCCCGATAGGTCGCAAGATACAAGCCGCCGCAGAAGTTGCCGTGCTACTTGTCATGGCTTCCATCGGCACAGGCATGTATGAGATCTGGGGCACACCTTACGATTTCGTCCACGCCCGCAACCAGACTGAAGCCTTTGATCAGAACGCGCCTGAATGGATGGAGAACGAAATCGAGATAGAGAACGATTTTGTCATGGATGAGCCCATGGCGCAGGCTTTCGCTGTGCGCGAGCTGCTTTATCGTGCCATGGAGGTTTCCAGTTTTAGTGTCGAAATTGTGGATGATCCCCGTATCGAGCGCGGGGATATCCTGGCACTGCCGGATCAATCACGTTTATACGTGACCAATTTTCGGCGGGATGCCTCTCCTGGTAGCCCGGCTGTTTTGAGTGTGGAGGGGTTTCGCGTATGACATTGCTTACTTACGTTGTGCAATCCGAGATCCGCGATGCCGCCAAAGAGCTGGATGGCAAGGTGCTCACCCGGCCCGCCTTGCTGGTGACGGATGGGGTCTCGATGATTTACGCGGTGGATGTGGACATTGGCCAGAAAAACCCGCTGAAGAATGTGCCGGTTTCCCGCGCCAATCGCGCCTTGCTGTATGCCGAAACCGGTGCGGCGGTGCGCTTGCGCAGGGGAGATTCCGGGCGTTACGAGGTTGTGGGATTCAGTCAGGAGCAGCCAGGTACCAGAATCAGAATACCTGTCACCCTGCCATCCTTTTTATTTGGCAATGCAGGCATCGTTACCGGGATTGCTCCCGGAATGCCTGTGCCCATTACACCGATTCCACCCGTTATCGGGCCGCCGGTAGATGAGAGCATTGTGGGCAGGCCGTTGAATTATGAGGAACTTTCAACCCTTGGTGGTTATGGCCTGCTGCCTTACGGGGCTACAGGTATTTTCAATGGCGGCGTTTTACAGGAGATTAGATAAGTGCCTTTATCGCTGCAACGGTTCGCCAATGGCGATACCAATTACATCATCAAACACAACAGTAACCTGGATTTACTGGAATCTGCCATTGCTGCGCTTGAGGCGCTGGCAGGCAATGCAGGAGGAGCGGGCGGGGTAAATGTTTCTGGAGCATTTCGTGCCTTGTTTGGTACATCTGCCAGCCTGATCGGATCAGGCAGCTACAAATGCACCGGATCTGGCAGCACCCTCACCGTGCAGCCGGGTTTTTGCTGGCGGGCAAGTCTGGATGCAGTGGTATCTCGCACGGTCACCAGCACGATCAGCTTCACAGGGGTATCTGCCGGCACGTGGTTTATTACCGCAGATGCTACTGGCAACCCGATCCGTACAGCGGATATTACCGAAGCGGCTTACAGCGTGATATGGACTGGATCGGCATTTGGCACCATTACCAGGCTGCTGCCAGTTGTCTGGGGCGCAGCGGATGACATTGCCGCCCAGACCAGCACGGCGCTGGGTGCAAGTTTTGCCGGGCTGGATGAGAGGCTGGAGGCAGGTGAAACCAAAGCCGTAGCCGGAGATCTGGTCCGTACTTATGTTCTGGGGCGCCTGAGCAAGTCGGTGGCTGGCAATGCCGATGTATCTCTTACGGCCATTGAGGCCAACAATATGGAGCTGGAATTCACCGGAGCCGTATCCGGGGATATCAATATTTCCATCGTGCTGAGCAGCGCGCCGCGCGCCTGGCTTGCCATCAATAACACCAGTGGCGGCTACAAACTCACCCTCAAGGGTCCATCAGGCAGTGGTGCAGTCTTGCCGGAAGGCGCTGCGATCTGGGTATACCACAACGGCACGGATATTCTGCCGCTGCCAAAAGTGGCCATCAGAACACAGACCTACGCCGCCAGTATGACGGCAGATTTCTCCCGCGCGGATACGATCAAGGTGACGCTGGGTGGTGATGCCACCATTACCCTGACCGGTGCAGTGGACAAGCAAAAATGCGTGCTTGAGATCAGCCAGGATGGCGTGGGCGGGCGTGCTCTGACACTGGTAGGGCACCGCTTTGGATCTGACCTGACCGGTATCACGTTATCCAGTGCAGCAAATCTGACAGACAAGATCGGTTTTATTTACGACGCAACCGCAGAAAAATATGACGTTGTTGCGCTGATGAGGGGATTCTGACATGGCACTGCTTTTTTATGATGGATTTGATACGTATGCAACGGCGGATATTACTAAGGAGTGGAACAGTATCTTAGGTACAGTAGCAATATCTCCCACGGATGGTCGCAGGAGTGGGTCATGCCTAATGGCGCCTAGTGTTACCAACACGATTCACGGAACGGTTACAAGAACTTTTGCCAATAGAAATTCAGTTGTTATCGGGTTCGCTTTTAAAATGAGTGCCTTACCTATTGATATTTCGCTATCCCCAATCATGAGGCTATTGGATGGGAGCAGTGCTCAGAATGAGGTAACAGTTAGCAAGACGACTGGCACTCTTTCTGTTACACGGAACGGGACTGTAATTGCAGGGCCTAGCGCGGCCTCAATTTCCGCGGGAGATTATAACTATATCGAATACAAGACATTTATCCACGATACAACAGGATCATTTGAACTTAGGCTCAACGGGGAAACTATCTTATCCGGCAGTAATATAGATACAAAAGCAACGGCTAACGCATCGGTAAGTGCCATATCTTTTGGATTCTCTAATGCTCTCGCCTACCAGTCCAAAGCTGTGTGGAGTTACGACGATATTTACATTCTCGATGCCACCGGTGCAACCAACAATGACTTTCTCGGGGATGTAAGGATAGATGCTTTATATCCCACAGCAGATGGTAACTACACGCAATGGACGCCCAGCACTGGTGTGGATCACTTTGCGCTTGTAGATGATCCTACTCCCAATACAACCGATTATGTATCTGACGGCACCGCAGGGAATAAAGACAGCTTTGTAATGGCAGATCCACCCGCCTTGGCAAGCCAGGTGATTTACGGCGTCAGGGTGAAAGTAGCAGCTGCCAAGGACGACGCCGGAGCGCGGTCGTTAAAGGTGGGTGTGCGCTCCGGCGCAGTTGATAGTCTGAGCGCTGCCAAAGCGTTATCTACATCACAGCTGTACTACAGCAATATCCATGAGGTAGATCCTGCTACCGGGCTGGCATGGTCTCCCTCCGCAGTGAATGCACTGGAAGCATTGATTGAGACTGCCTGATGACAGTAGCACAAGCCAGCCAGGTAGTTGTTGAGGTACTGCGGACAAACACCGGAGTAAAGGCACAAGCCAGCCAGGTAGTGGCTGAAGTCTTACGCGTTAAATTACCGGCTGCCATGGCGAGTCAGGTGGTTGTCGAGGTGCTCGCCGCAGAGCGCACCTTATCCGCCAGCTTCAACAGCGCATTGTCAATGCAATGTGACCTCGTTCCAGGCTCAGCGCTTGGCGCAACCTTCACCACTTCCTTATCTGTATCCCAGCGGCTGGAGCTGGGGACTGAACTTTCACCGGCTGTTTTTCCTGTTTCCATGGAATCCAGCGCTGCCTTGCGTGCTGAATCAGTGCTGAAAGCCTCTCTTGATATCGCTGTGACAGAGGTTGTTCAGTTGCAGGAGGGTATCGAGTTACGCGCTACTTGCCAGTTTCCCACTGTGCTGCGGGCGGGGTTAAAAGTTTATCCGGAACCGGTCACCGGTTTCTTTCTACTTTTTTAAAGGAGTTGATTTTATGAGTGCAGCAACCAATGCTCTGGAAGAGCTGATCGGCAATCACCTTTTGCGCACGAGCAGCTGGCCGAAACCGACGGGAATTTATGTTGCCCTGTTCACCACGCTCCCAGCAAAGGATGGCACAGGTGGCGTCGAGGTATCTGGGGGAAATTATGCCAGGGTGCAGAACGGCCCGGCCGATGCAGACTGGGATCCACCGGTCAGCGGCAATGGCGAGTTTTCCAACGCTGCCGCCGTTGTGTTTGCCTCACCCGTGGCTAACTGGGGGAACGTGATTGGTGCCGGAATTTACGATGCATCCACCGGCGGCGTTTTGCTTGCCTGTGCAACTCTTGATACCGCGAGAAACATCGTGGCAGGAGATCCAGCGCCCAACTTTCCTGCTGGATCACTGAAGTTCATTTTTTCTTAATTAAAATTTCTAAGGAGACATTGCTGTGATGGACAAACCGCCGTACCAGGGCCCCGAGCGCCGTTATCCAGTATTGTCTGAGGAAGAGCTGGATCTGCTGGCGGAGCGAGTGGTGGAAAGGACGCTTCAAAAAGTGACATCCAAGATGTATCAAGAGATTGGAAAAAACATAATCAGCAAATTGCTGACTGGCGTCGGTATCGGTGTGATCGGATTATATTTTTATGCCCGCGATCGTGGGTGGGTGCAGTAATGGCCGTCATCAACCTGCATGGCGGCGTATCGCTGGAGCCCGCCGGGCAGTTTGCGAAGGTGTATATCGTGCGTGGCCACGATGGTACTTATGGCGATCCGGTCCGCTGGGCGGCTACACTGGAGATCTTTGGAGCTTATGCCCGTGTCAGCGGGCTGAATCTGATGGACGCCGGTAGTAGTGGCAGATTCACGACCGCGGACGCAGCCGCCTTGCGCAGCTGGCTGAGAGAGTACGATATAAAGCAGGTCGAATATCAGCGCCTGGTAAACGGACGCATGCAAACGCACGTAATGGAGATATAACCGTGAGATCTACCGATGTAATTGATTGGGCACAATATCCCAACTTCAACGAACAGGAATTTCGCTGCAGACATACCGGGCTGTGTTACATGGATGCTCGGTTTATGACGCGGCTGCAAGCCATCCGAAACGCATACGGAAAACCCATGATCATCACCAGTGGCTATCGTGCTAAAACGCACCCGGTGGAGGCAAGGAAAGCAGCGCCAGGTGAACACACACTGGGGCTTGCTGCGGATATATCGGTAAGAGGATCGGATGCTTTTAACTTGCTCAAGATCGCGCTAGCGCATGGAATCATGCGCATCGGCGTAAAGCAGACTGGGGAGGGGCGCTTTCTGCATTTGGGCATGGCCACAAGCAATTTCCCATCACCCATGATCTGGAGTTATTAAACTGAAAGGAGAATCAAAATGGAATTAGTTTCTGGCTGGAAAACATGGTGGAAACAATGGAGCACCTGGCTGGTGGCTCTCGGATCATCAGTAGTGGGCTTTGCTCCGGAACTGATTGAGATCTGGCGCAGCTTGCCGATGGAGGTGCAAGCGTCGTTCCCGGTTGAGTGGATTCGATACTTCGGCGTTACTTTAGTACTAGCAAGCATCCCTGCAAAACTTATCCGACAGCAGAAGCTGTATGCACAGGTGCAGAATGAGTTTTGATTATGTGGTCAGTCATCCTCAGCCCGATTAAAAAGATATGGTCGTGGCTGGCCTTGGCCGGCATGGCGGCTTTACTGTATCTGTCAGAGAGACGACGGATCCAGGATCAGGCTACTCAAGCAGAAGCAGCAAGAGTACGTGAGAAAGAGATCGATGCCTTTATCAAGCAGAAGCAAGTCACGAATAAGAAGGTACAGAATGCCATTGAAATACAAACCAAAAATGCTGCTGCCAGTGCTGACGATGTTATTGGCAAGCTGCGCGACAAATGGTCACGTGACTAAAATTCCTGAGATAATCGACATGTCCTGCGAATGGGTACACTTCATCTACATATCAAAAGATGATGTGCTGACAGACGGAACAGCCCGGCAGATCCTCAACCACAATGAGACGTTTGAGAAGAATTGCGGTGTTTAATTTCCTGTTTTAATCAGGAAAAGCTCCCATGTGGCAAGAGGCATGCCCCGTTCACCATACTCCCATCTTTGCCAGGTGCGTATACCTACGTGCACCATGTATCCCGCTTCCTGCTGAGATAGCTCGGCGCGTTCTCTGGCGGCCTTGATTTGATTCGGCGATGGTTTGGTGATGATTTTATCCACTCATGCCCGCCCGGGTTTGTAGCTCACACTCTGCCCGGCATCTTCTTCTGCCATGACTTCTGAAAAAAGATCCTCTGCTACCGGGTCAATGCTCCCCCCATTTTGTTTGTGATGGATATACCAATTCACCAGCAAGGCAGAAACGTTATCCTCCGTGCCTTCCTTCAATATTTCTATGGGATAACCACTTTCCTCGCATATTTTTTCAATCGGTGTCCAATCAAAGGACACGTGGCCGTCAGCATCTCTTGCCAGCTTGAGGTCGGTAAAATTTAAATTATTGGGGATAGATACTTTTGTCAGCTGCTGCTTCATATCGCGCTCCACGGCAAGGGTTATCCAGTCGGTCAGCCGCATCCCTGCGGCTCTGCTTGCGCGTATCCAGCGGCCTTTTGTGGCCGCTGGAACACGTAAGTGGACTAAGGATTCGGTCATGAAAAAATAAGCCCGGTTTCTACCGGGCTTTGTATTATTTAGCGTGAGAGACTATAGCGTGTGCTTCTTCTACTGTTTCTTGATCTTCGTCCGTGACTCCTAAGCTGAGGAGTGCGGCTCCGTCTTCAAGTGTAAAGCGGATGGATTCGTTGTCTTCTGCGCCAGCGTTTGTGATGATTTCGATGATATCTTGAGCAGTTTTGGTCATAATGTTTCTCCTATCAGGAATCCCGGTTCCGCCGGGGCGGTGGTAAGAATGTCTTAACCATGTGAATCATTATACGGCCAAATGTCGCATTGGTCAAGCCATTTATCTTGACCTCAACCTCTTCTCGATCTGTTCTGCTTGCTTCTGTTCCCGTGGTTCCCGCGGCCAAGCTGGTAGATATGCTCGCAGGCTGTCAGTGGTTCACGCGGCCTCTCCCATTTGCCTCTGCTGATTTGCGGCTCGCCGTCTCTGGTGAGGTCTGATTTCAGCGTTTTGTCCTTATCGCCCCATCTTGCTCTAGCAATCTCGCTTGCCATGCAGAGTGGCACAAAGCTCCAGGTGATATAGCCATCCATGGCTGCCTCAAGCATCGAGGCCTCATCTGCTTTGTACCCGGACGAAAAGACCTGCCCGTTTACCGAATAAGTATCATCACCAAAAGAATGCGTTATGCCACATCCCATTTCCTTTCTTTTAGCCAGATCAGCCAGTGGTGCCTTCTCGATCCTCCGAAGATCCCAAGCGCCAAGCTTCCAAGCGGCAAACAAGACATCTTCCTCGATGTCGGAAGGTGCCATGCCCTTCCGTGCCATCGGGATAACCGCATCCGATGGACGAGAATAAATCTCCTGTGTAACACCCGGCAACGGCTGGCTGTCTACCGATACGCCTGCCGGGAATGTCCAGGTGATCGTAATGACCGCCTTGTGACTATCGTCATAAGTGGCAGAAATAGATACGCTTTTGATGTGTATCCCGGCAAAAGCCGCAGGGCGGGCTGCCCTGCGTATCAGATCATTGATATACACAGGGCACTCCTTAGTTTCCTCTCAGATCTATGATGATCTGATTGATGTTAATATTTCTGTTATTGATAAACCACTTGGCAGCTGAATTCGATTTGATCCTGCCGATTGCTACGGCATTTTTGGCCAATTCATCTCGGGCAGCATTTATTTTTTCTTCCGGTGTGTCTGGTGGGAAATCCCCAGAATCAAGTTTCGCCTGGTATATCTTGTGTCGTGTTTCCAAAGCGCTCAAATCCAGGAGCATTTTTGCCCGGATTGTCTCTGCCCATGCAATCTGTTTTTCAGATCCTTCCAACCTGGGCAGCCCTTCTGCTTTCGCTTCTTCAGCAGCTGCATTGCTTTCAGCGGCGCGCTCGGCCGCTTGTTCAGCTTTCCAGCAGTCATAGCACAGGCGGCCTTCTTCCCATTCAGCCTTGCGATCTCTTTCGGAAACTTTTCCGACGATGTTAATTACTTCTTCGTGGCCGCACTTTCTTGTGATCGTATATTTGCTCATTTAAGTCTCCAGCCCCTGATCCCCCGAGGCGCGGTGGTTAAGGAATGTCTTAACCATGAAAATCATTATACGGCCTTTGGCCGTAACGGTCAAGTGCTTTCTACAGATAACTGCACATTTTTTTTATAGCCGGCCAGGTATTCACCCATTTGGAAAAGTGATCCGGGCTTGCCCTTGCCTGCCCAGTACAGCCATGCACACGCCTGGCAGACATGGGTTCCAAAGCGTAGATAGTCGGCATTCTGACTAAATGTCGGGTTCTCTATCTTGCTGATCGGCACGCCTCCCGATATCTCAGACGCGCAGGTTGCGCACAATGACAGTTGGGTTTCTTCTACCTCCGGTACTTCAGGTGCCCTTGCACATTGATAGATAAAATTTGATGGTGTGATTGGCATTGTTTTGTTCCGCAATAAAAATTAGACCCGCATGGATAGGGCGTTTCAGAGTGGTGATTTTCTGATAATTGCGGAATAGTTTTTGAAGGTATGCGATTGATTCTGTGATTTATTGAATGGCACTCAAAATCCCGCGATGGTAACATCATGGGGGTTCGATTCCCCCTCCCGGCACCAAAAAATCAAAGACTTATTGAGCTGATTGATTTTTAATCATTTCCGCATTGCTGTATTTTTTCCGCAATTCCTATTTTGTTGGTGTCACTTTATCTCCTTTTCTTGCTCTGACATAGTGTTCTGTCGTAGTAACGCTTGCATGTCCTAGTTGCTTTTGTGCCTGCCTGATATCCCCGCTTGACTCGGTTTTGTCTGTGCCTGCTTTTGCCCGTAGATCGCGGAACTGAAAGAGCGTTTTATCTATTCCCGCTTTTTCCCTGGCTTTCTGGAATTGATCCTGTAGGGCTCTGAGTGATACCGGCTGACCGATGTCATTCACGATGATCCTGAGGCTTCTCACTTTGTAAGCCGATTTCCTGGTTGAGATTCTTGCGAGCAGGGAGGCCAGGCTGCCTTCTATACTGATCCTGATCTTCGCCCCAGTTTTGTTCTGGGTTACGCATAGTGCGTTATCTTCTATGTCCATCTCGGTCATTTTGAGTACATCTGACGGCCGTTGCCCTGTCAGGTACGCCAGATCCATGGCGTCCTTCAGCGGCTGGCCCGCGTGTTTGTAAACTTCGTTGTACATGCTGTCAGTGATGTAGACATTCTTCCGTCCTTTTTCCGTTGTTCCACGTATCCCGGCGCACGGGTTGGGGCGGGATGTGTACCCCCATTCCCTGGCTTTATTGAATATGTGGCTGAATAATGCTTTTTCCCTTTTTGCCCTTACCGCCGCTCCCATTCTGGTTCGGTAATCTATGTACTGCCGGATATGGATGGGCTCGATTTCTTCCAGCGGGGCAGGTGGGGCGTTAAAAAATTTATTCAGTTGTTGTAGTTCTCGCAGATTATCTTTTTGAGTTGCTGGTGCTTTTGTCGGTAAAACTTCCTTGATATATCTGTCGGCGGCGTACTTGAATGTCATCACCTGGTTGTGCAGTGGTCTTGCATCGATCTCCAGTTCTGCCCACTTTTTTACAGCCATGGCGTAGTCGGTGCCGAGCGAGATTTCTTTGCGAGGTTTGCCCCCGGTGTCGTAATAATAATAAACCTTATCCCCACGCTTCCTGGCGCGCATGCGGGCAGGTAGGTTTTTGTGGACGTAGGGAAGTCTGGCCATGTCGGTATCAGTTCTGCCTGTTCGCCAGATCGTATATAAGCTGAGCGAGATCGCCAGTTGTTTTGATATTCCTCAAGTCATTCTCGTTGTTCAGTTGAACTGTGTTGTGCTCCTTTGAACCCATGTCTATTTCAAGCCAGTACCATTCCAGCCATTTGTTATCATCACCAACCAGGCGCGCAACTGATCTTGTGTATTCCATTTCCAGAGCATGGAGCGCCTGGATGAACGGGGATTCTGGATGCGGATCAATAATCCTTTGCAGGCTGGAAACCTTGTCCTCAATGCAGACGATGCTTTGTTTCCATGTATTCAAGGTTGCTTTGATTTCTTCAATGTTCATTATTTTAGATAATCGTTACTGCACACCCGCAATCCTGGCATTCATCTGCATCACCTTTGCCGTCTCCCTCTACCTCGTGCACGGAACCGCAATGCGGGCAGTCCCAGTGGGTGTAGATGTACCCTCGCACTTCGATGCGCTCATTTTGTTCGTCGTCTTCCATGTCATTCCTCGCAGGTGCTTGTGATCCCATACTCCATCTCAAGAATCAACTGGCAATAGTGAATCGCTTTTTTAATGTCTTCCGCGCCGCCCTTGGATTGATAACGCGATGCATACTTGATCACATTCCCAGAGAGATATCCGATTCTGTTGGCCTGAATATACTCGACTGGTTGTATTGCCATGTCTTTGTAATGGCTGCCGCCTTCTTGTATTTTCAGAACTTTATTTTTATCCATTTTTAAATCCCATTCGGTTGCCATTTCTGTTTGACGAGTGCGTCTTCCTTCCTGCCTTCTACCGCTGACTTGGGAACGATCGGGCGGCCGGAAGCGTTGAGGTAAAACAGTATTCCCATGGTCCGCAGCTGCTTTACCTGGGCAGATTTCAATCTGCGCCCAGTGAGTTGGGCGACATCTGCGGGCTCAAGAAATATGGACATGGCTGCTTTTCCTTTGGCAATAACTATCCATCGCCTTTTCCAGGAATATGAAGGCTTGCCGTTGCTGCTTACATAGCTTCCCCTCTTCCGTATTGGAAAAGTTGTAAAGCTGTTCTTTATCAACCGTTTTCCTGATCCGGCGGGTGGTGTGTGTCGTCTTTGATTGGCTGGATTTCCTTTCCTTTCCTGGTGTCATCCCAAGGTGAACCAGCTTTCGCCAGGTAGCGTTTTCACTCCGCCCCAGCTCTTTAGCGATATCCTTCACGAACACGCCTCTGGCCCGGAGATACATGAGGATCTCTACATCATCCTTCGTCCAAAGCTTGACGTTTCTCATTTCGCCCAATCCCTCAAACACTGTTTAGCAAAGTCGAGGTTCTTTCTGTGTTTTGTGTATTGCCCAGACAAAGCAATGATGTAGTCCGTGACAACATGCCAATCTTCAGCAGTATCCATTTCATGCGCCATCATTGCGACGCATTCCCTGGCGTCATCGGTTAATCTATACATGAGCAGATGTAGCACCTCACGCGCGCGATATTCTTTATTTTTGGCGTCTCCTTGTATGTTGTGGCGATAAGCCGCGGATTTAATCCTGACCTCAATCCAGTTCGCTACAACATGGACATCATCTAAAGTTTTAATCATCTCATTACTCCAGCAGCCAGCAGTGCTGCTCCAATTAATGCGAGGATCCCCGGTTCGGATACTGGTTTATATCTGTCAGCACATGGCTTGCCTGATTTCCTCACCGTTTGCCTGTATGCTGGCGCTGGCCAGTACAGCACGGGCGGAGATTGGCCGGCCATGCTCTGTGCTATCCATGGCGAGGTAGATTTGCCGATGTGATCGTCTGGGTCTGTTGAATGGCGCGTAGTCGGTTCTGGCAGTGGGTCTGTGATGATTTCACCATCCTTGCCGTACTCATAGCCGGGTGGGAACAGTTCGTCATAAGGAATTCCGAAAGCGACGTATTCAGGGGCATCATCAGTGATGCATATATCTCCGCCAATAGAATCTTCTGGCTTCTCATTGCGATCAGGTGCGGTGGCAATGATTATGACCAGCCAGGTAATGCCAGCAAGCAGGGCGATTACTGCAGTTCGTTCAGCGTATTGGGTGAGTCGCGTGTTCATCTCGTCACTCATGGCTGCTCCCGGTGGTGAGCAGCGATAACCCGATAAATATCCTCAATAACGCTACAGTCCTCAATCGTGCCGTCGAAAATTTCATCGACTATCTTTCCGAGCAGTTGCCTAGAGATTGATAGTGGTAGTATCTGTGCTGGTTTCAGCCTCTCAATCTCAGCCTTGAGTGCGTCGATCTCCTTCTGTTTTTGACAGAACGCAGCAAAGGCACCAGCAACGTAAAGCTCTTGATACTCACCGTCGCCGTTTAGCGAGAAGTCCCACAATGAACCGACAAACTTTTCAAACTCATCCTTGGTCGTCATTTGGTTACCTCCTGCCTGTGTTTTCGAGCAAGTTTCCGATCAGATCGAACTGCTCCATGATTGACAGGAATACATCCATCATCACTATTCCAACCGTGGCGGCTATTGCAGCGATGATCAGGTTTGTCAGGATTGTTTTCATGCTTTCACCTCTTTGCTGGTGATGGGTGTGGCAACGACTGATGTGCAGTTGAAGCGTTGCATCGCGTCTTTAAGTGCGTCCACAGTCGAGTGGAACATGCCTGTGTACTTGATACTGATGCTTGATCCGGGCTGATAGACCGTTACCCGGCAGGGGATTAATTTGGTGTTCATGGGGGCTCCTTGTTAAAGCGTTAAAGCAATGATAGCGAAACGCAAATATTACTGTCAATAGCGTTACGCGAATTATTTGCTCGGAAGAAGCACCCCCCAGCCTTCAGTAGTCTTGACGCAGGCCGATAAAGATAGTCAGGTCGATAACCGGATGGGGTGGGCAGATAGCAGACAACAAAAAACCCGCTGGGCGGGTTGGTGGGGATCTCGACGACACGCATGTCGTCGAGATGGGTTGAGGTACAGTTATGGAAACATGGTGTTTTTTGAATATTCTATAGAATCTATTAGTTCATCAGTGGCAAAATTAATATCTCTGATCAAGGCATCAACGGTGGTGGCAGGATAAGGATTCCCTTTCATGATTCGTTGAGCTGGGGAAGAGAAGTCTGATTTATCAAAGTGACGGAGAGTAATGCTTTTCCTAAGCTCAATCATTAGTTGAGTTGGAATATTAAATGTAGATGGTGTCTGTAGTTTTTTGCTGAGCCTATCTATTCTAAGAGTTATATTGCTGTTAACCTTCTTGTCAAATACTTTCGAGTTGTGGAAATCAATAGCTATACTCTCAATAGCTCTGATTTCTTCAATTATTTTATCGATTTCTTCTCTTTTTTCCTTTCTCCTCTCCCTGCTAAGGGCGGCTCTGTGTACGATATACCACCCACCTATTATTAATGCCCATGAGGTTAGAAGTTTTGCCAGTGGCCACCAATCTTGGTAGTGAAAAAGCATTATTGCGTTGCTAGAGATGCTGCTTCTTTCATGTAGCCACGTATTTCTTCAATTAAGCTCTCGTCTGTAGAGATAAACTCAAATTTCCCCAGTAAATCATCGCTTGGCATAAATTTACTTGAGCGTACTAACCCGCCGAACGCCTCTTCTAGGAATGAAGAGTTGTAACCTCGTACACCATCTAGTTCCACCTTGACTTTTTCACCTTTATTTATGGCTTCAGACAAAGCGGGCATGAGAAGTTCTTCTCTAAATTTTTCGCCATTATAAGGACCGTCAGCACGATATCTACCTGCTGGGTATCTGGAGAAATTCTCCTTTATATTAATAATTTTCATAGATCCCCCTTGCCTAGCCTGACACTCCAACAAATAATCGTTCCCAATATACTATCTTTTAGATCACAAGAGATGGGTTTCGTTTCTCCAGGAGCAAGTTTGTATATTCCTTTGTTACTGTAAATAATGACGTTGCCTGCCCCGTTCTTACTGGCGAGTTCTATGACATTTACAAGTCCTTTCCCTCTGCCAGGTATTTTAGTGCTTGTAGCGTTTAACTCAACAGATGAAGCGATACATTGGTGGTCATCTACCTTGCCAAATACTGAACGAAGTTTATCTAGTAATGATGGGTGTGTTTTTGGCAGAGATCTCGGTATGCCTATCCCTAGATCGCAGAAAACGACAGTCAGCTCTTTATCTCTTGCTTGAGAAAACATCCACCAATTATTTTTGGAGGGTTTATGATTTAGCCCGTCTTCGCGGATATCAGCGTAGGCATGATGAACTGTATTTGTCATCGCTTCTGCAAGCCCTTTGAATATTCCATCGATTAGAGGTTCAGCTAATTGTCCCTCGTATGCCTCAATTGCGGGGGCACAATGCTCATTGTTTACAACATTGCCGTATGCTACTTTCCAGTTCAATACATCATCATATTTATTGGTGTTCTTTGATTTTGGTTTTCTTATTCCTAAAATCTTATGAAGTTCAATTTGGATAAGTACTTCAAAGGCTTTTGGATTCTTTGGCGGGATGTACCTGAGTTTTGTTCCGTTGTTTGGAAGTTGTTTTAAATAAGCCAGTTCTGAATAAAATAACAGGGTTCCTGCAGCAACGAATTTCTCTGTTTGTGTAAAATCGATAGTTATTTCATATGATTTTCTGCGTGCGAAACGTGTTCTCAGCTTTCTAAGGAATTTTGTTAAATTCCTACGACTGTCATTTCTGCTTATGTCAAAAATCTTTGGAGCAGGAATGGAAATGGGGAGGCCTTTATTCTCATTCGGTGCAGAAGAATGGGTTTTTCTCTCCCTGAGTAGAGCTCTGTAGCTCCTTCTCCTGGCTGCCCTCAACTTGCGTAGTAGCTTTACCCTGCTTTGTTTCGATAACTTCTTCACAGTTTATTTTCTAAGGGAAAGACGCTTTCATTTGCTTGAATTTGCTCTTGCGCCACACCCACGGCGGTACTCTTTCCTTATCCGTCAGCTTCCACAGGCCTCGGCGGTTGAGCCTTGCTTCATTCTCTAGGTTATAAAGCAGCGGATCATTTGCGTATTGTGGATATACCCAGGCTGCACCACGTTTTACCATCTCGGCGTTGACGTTCACTCTGCCTACATATACCCACCCGACTTTGCGTTTGTAACGGTCGGTTGCTTCCACTTCGACAGTAGCAATCTTACCGAAGGCCAAATCTGATAGTTCCTGTTTGGCCTTGGTGCCATAAGGTTGCTTTGATTCTGGCGTGTCTATTCCGGCCAGGCGTATTTTGATCTGCGCCTTTTTCTCGTCCAGGATTGTCAGGGTATCGCCGTCACTGATCGCAACCACGCGGCCAACTACCTGTTCGGCATGCAAAGGCACGGCGATAATGAATATCGTCAGGAAGATAAATTTTCTAAAGTTCTGTGTGACCATGCCGATATATGTACTTCATTTTTTAAACCTACTGATATCCCGCCTTCACCGGCGGGATTTTTTTGTCTGTGGGATGAGGCACTTATCCCAAGGAACCTTGGATGATTCTGTGGATAACCGGGGCAAGTCACCAGTATGTAACAATTAATCGGGGTGCTTGTTATTTGGGCAATAGTTCGGAGAAATTATGCTTGTCCTTGATTGTCTTCTGAGCCGACCAGGGTAAGGTCGGGTTTGATGTAACTGGATACGGCTTCTTTGAGCTGGGAGGCGTAATTGTAGATTTCAGTCAGGTCCGAGATTTGGAATATATTTTCTTCTTTGCCGTTGAATACTCCGATTGCCAATCTGGATGGGTTATTAAATCTAAGCCGACAAATGGGGCGGCGGTTATTGTTATCGAATAATATCGCGCAGTAGGTTTTTGCATCTCTCAGGAAAATCCTGTTCGGATTGGCTATTTCCCGTAAGATCGCGCGGATAATGCGAAATCCTTCCAGTTCGTCCTCGGTAGTGATGATTTCGGTATCTGATGTTTCTTCGTCAGGCGGGGTCTGGTTAATGGTTTTTCTTTCTGCGTCTGTCGGTGCCATGGCGATTTTCAGCCGATCATTGATCCGTTCGCCAATGAGTTGATGGAAAGCCTTTTTGGTCAATTCTGAAAACTGCTCTTTGATCCCGGTAGTAATACGCCTGCCGATAAATACTTCGCCACATATGGCTTTGATGAATTCATCAGATGGATTGACCATCCATTCAGCCAAGACGTTCTGTATAGCGCGTGTATATTTGAGTTCGTTTGCAGTATTCAGTATTTCGTCGACGTCGAAGGATGATTTCGTGAATTTTTTCAGCTCTTCGACGTGCTGATCTCTGAATTCCAGTATGTTGAATTCAAAAAAGGGCTTGCTGTCCATCTTGTTTGAATTTTCCAGGTCAGTGTAAAACTGATAGGTAATGCCATTGGTCAGTACAGCGAATCGGGCTTCTGTTACATGAAAGTACCGGACAAGCTGCGATGCGTGGTTCCGATTCAGCTCGTTTTCACTTTTCTTACATTCAATGAGTATGATTGGTTGGCCGTCTTTCAGGATGGCGTAATCTACTTTTTCACCTCTTTTGAGTCCAACATCTGCAGTCAGTTCAGGCGTGACTTCTGCCGGGTTAAAGACATCGTATCCCAGAATTTTTATAAAGGGCATGATCAGTGCATTCTTTGTGGCTTCTTCAGTCTGAAGAGAATCTTTTACTTTTCTTATGCGTGAGGCCAGTTCTTTGAGTTGATCGATCATGTCCATGCTTTCTCCTTATCCGATAAAAATTATCCACGACTTTATGAGTTCGTGGCGCAGGAGGTTTTAACGGAAGATATCGGCGAAGCTTGAGCAGTTGTCTAGGCTTTTCTGCTGGTTAAGTTTTGATCACTCAGAATTGTTCACTCTTCCAGATTGTCAACACCTTGCCGAATACCTCAAAATCCATTCCTTCCACGATATCGAACGAGTCGTAATCGGGGTTCTTGGATTTTGCTCGATAGATGATCCCACCATCTGCTGTCGGGATGCGCTGGATCGTTTTGATATAGCCGTGATTATCTACCCGGAAGAAATAAACCGCGTCGGAATCCACTTCTTTTACTCCGCGATCCACCAGGAGTGGATCACCCGGGTTGAACATGGGTTGCATCGATGGACCGAACCCGGTAACGATACAAAGATTATTTACACCGGTATGACGCCGAACATTCAGGCGCAGCCATTCCTGATCCACATGCCAGCTCTTAATAATGCCGACCATGCCGTCAAGTATCAGGCCATTGCCCATTGATCCACCGGCGTCGTATTGGGGAATGATTACTTCATCCTGATCGGTTATTTTCCCGTGTTTCTTTACCTGATATTGCGCAGTTGAGTAATTAAGCTGAATTCCTCTTGATTCTGTGTTTGTTCTGGCGCTATGGTCAATATCCAACCAGAACTTATCACGTCCGAAAGCCTTTTCAATTTTTCGAGCGGTATCCTTATGCATCCCCCTGGGTTTGCCGGTCTTGCTGTCTGCGGCGCCGTTCTTCAAGTTTGACCATTGTGATTGATCCCAGCCGAGACGCGCAGCAGCACCCGTCGCGCTGCCAACCTCGTTCTGCAGAATTACCATGTTATCGCGCCTGATTTGATCAATATCTTTCATAGAACTATTTAATAACAAAACGCTAATTCAAGAAATAGGCGAAACGCTATTGCAGAAATATTCGCGGTACGCTAATCTATGTCTTTTAGGACATAAGATGCGTTATGGATCTTGACACCCACCTGACCCAATCTGGCAATGGCGCTGCTGCTGATCTTGCTGAAAAAATAAATGTTTCTCCGGTACTCATCAGTCAATGGAGATCTGGGAGCAGGCAAGTACCGGCAGGGCGCTGTCCCGCTATAGAGAGAGCGACCGATGGCAAAGTACGTTGTGAAGATCTCCGTTCAGACATTGACTGGAGCTATCTACGCACCAGCCGATCGAACCACGCACCCACCCAACAGGAACAGCCGTGAAACCAGTATCAGCGAGTGTGGGTGAAAGATCACGCAAGGCGTATTCGTTAGCCTTGCAACGTCTTGCATCTGTTGGTCAGGCGAATGTTGCCGAGATGATCGGCACGTCAGAATCGACCATCTCTCGCTTCGTGAATACGGATCTGGAACGTTCCTGCCAGATATTAGCGGCAC